GGAAAGGGTAAGGATGCAAGGGACTCGGTCCCCCACCCATGCTATACAAACATCACTAACACCCGCGTTTTAATACGGACCGTTGCAGTCTATGACGACTCGCGTTCTATGTTATCAATGTGTCACTCACATCGGGCTCAAGTTATCGCCATTCGATATGTTAATCTCACTCCGTCTAAATCAATCTCGTTGACTACCTTGCCCTGTCTGGCAAAGTGTATAATGGTCTTCGAGCACCGGGGGACAGTCACGCTTTCCGAGCGTGCCACGGTACAAGTTTTGCTTTCGCACACTCCTATCTCACTGGTCAGGTAGAGAGGTCAAAGTGCCTAAGCGTGATGAGGTCTTTCACGACAGCCTTCATCTTTAATCGTCGCCGTAAACGTACGGCGAAACGGTTCATCTTAATTTAACAACACGTACAAACAGATCGTGTTTACATTGCTCTACGCCGAGCCAAAAGCGTAGGGAGCAATGCGCAGGACCATGCCAGTGATCGTCGACGCAAGCGCCGACCAATCAGTGGTCACCGTACCCGGCTCGACGACATTAACAATGTTCGACCAGAGCGAGTTGGTGGCACCGGCTGTGGGAACGGCGGCGGTGAGCGAAGTTGAAGAAACTTGCGCACCGGACGTCGTGACAGTGGGAGTGCCAACGGTGAGGCCCGTGCCGGTTGAGATCCAGTCCAGAAGGTACTGACCAGCCTTCGCAAAGGTGATAGTGTTCCCTGAGGCAGTGACCGGAAGGTTACCAGCATAGGTGGGGGCGGTACCGAGGACAGCCGTCTTGGAGACGGTGCCAGCGGCATTGATCCGCGACGAGAACGTCTGCGCGAACGTCGTGAGAGAGAACTGAGGGGTGAAGAACTCCACATCGTACTCAACGAACAAACGCCCAACCGGCTGTCCAACGTAGGCCGAAGTCGACGTAGAGGTCAAGCCGACAACGTAGAAGTTGCCCACATCGTAGGTCTTCAAGTCGCCGGTCGACGGGACAGAGCCGGGCCGGGTGTAACGACGGCGCCCAAGGGTGTTGTCGTCGCGGCCACGGCAAGGAACGACAGCGCCCTCGGAAAGAGCGCCGTCGCTGCAGTCGTTGTACTGCAGGATCTCAAGGTCCGAGGTGGGAGCAGCATCCAGTGCATCATAATCGATGCCACAAAGGAAGTTGCCGCCCTCCGTCTTGGGGACGATGGGGTCGATGCAGTAGCGCAGACCATTGAAGGTGTAGGACTCGAACAAGACACCAAACAGTGAGAGCCAAGGAAAGCTCTGCTGCTGTCCCGGGTTGATCGCAACCGCGGTGGGGGTCCAGGCCGAGATCGGGGACTGTCCGAGGATAGTCCCGATGAACTCGCGACGCACGATACGCATACCACCCTGGCGGGTGCCAGGATACTTCGCGTCCATGCCCATGCGGGTCACACTCTTCATGAGGGGGGCACGACTGATCTGAGTCGAGCCACGAGCGGGCACGAGGGCCCGGCTAGCTCCGGAGCTAGACTTTGACTTCTTGGACTTTTGGGAGGTGGTCCTAACCTTCTCGATCTTAACCATGAGGAAAGACCGTGTTGTAGTGGGGTAGCCCTCACAACTAAAAGAGGGACTGTTCATCTGTGCGGACAACAGCTGTTGCTGTTCCGTGCAGTCTCTTGACGATCCGTAACCCGCTCTCGGCCACTTAAGCCCGATGGAGCATCTCACTTCGTGTGGAAATTTCTTAGTAGTGCTGGCGAAGCACAAGCCACTTTGGAACATCTATACGCACAAACACCCTAGGGACTTTCGTCCCATAGCCATAATCGGCGCCCGTCGCCCAAGACATCACAACGGTCCGCTTCACCACACATCCATTCGGCAAAAGCCTAGTCGGGTAGTATGGAGAGCGAACTGAGGTACAGTCGAGGGAAGGCGGCTCAAACGCCGAAGAAGAGGTTTTGGTGAGGTATCCAACCCCGTTCCATCCGTATTCGGTCGGCCCCTCCGCAGTAGTACTGATCGCATGTTAACAAATGCGGCTACTTATCGCGGGGAACTCCATCTTAGGTATGGCAGTCAATTTCTCTCAGACCAGAGGGCAGTTTAGCGTCATGACAGGACATAAGGGCCACTAGAGAGTCCGAAGAGTGGAGGTCCGCCGGAGACCAGCGACCAGCTGGATCTTCGTGAAACAACGACTCGAGGGGACGTACTGAGTGGCCCGACCGTCGGCACGACACTGGAGTGTCGGCCACCTCGGAGGCTCGAGAGGCTCACGATCAATCGGAGCGTCCCAAGGACGGGGTGCGTGACTGAACAGGTCAGGCACCTCCGGAGCCTCACGGGGCCCAAACACCGCCGACTCGATTCCGGAGAACCCGCGCCAGTGCTCGACAGCGCTCCAGCCTCCAGAGAGACGAGCAGCCCGATCAAAAGCAATGGCACGGTGACGAGCCGTTGTCGTCCACTTCCAGCCCTCAGGGACGGTCGCACCACACCCACCGAGTGAACGGTGAACGAAGTAGTTCCGGCCCTGGGCCTCCTCACTAATCTCGACGCGATGACGCGCGAAATACATCGAGGCCAGGTCCTTCTCCTGGGAAGTAGACCAACACCCACTAAGAAGCTTGCCAAGCACCTCCAACCTACCGGACTCCGAGGCGTCCCGTCCTTCAATAGACGAGACACCGTGGACCTTACCCGCTCCGAAGAACAGGCCGGTGTTGAGATAGCTAATTTGGCGAACGCCCGGCGCCAACTTTGGGCCGTTAAAGCGGGGGGTTTGGTCGAGAGGAGAGTGAAAGCACGTACTGTTCGCGGAAGCGAAAGTCCGATGGCGGTAACTCTTGCCGACGGAGAGCTCAAGACCACACTTGCGCCCAAGCTGCGCATGCCTCTCATAGAGGCTAGGCGCGGCGACGTAGAGCATGTCGTCCCCGTTGACGAGAACACCGGCCAACTTCTGGGGAAGTGGCCGGCTGTCCGCCTGGATGACGGCCAGATAGAGGCCGAGGTTCGCGAGACAGAGGACGGGGAACGAGAGAATCGAACCCATCAACTGCCCATTGACCTCGTCAACCGGCTCGACACCGCTCTTTGGCGGGTACTCGCATCGATGTGGTGCCAGCACGCTGAGCAGCCTAGAGCGCTCCCGATCTGACATACCGTCAGGAAGAAGTGCACTCAGAATGGCGGCGCTCAAGCGGGCACTCAGGCCATCTGTCGCGGCAGAATAGTCGATAGAGAACCACTGACGACCCTCGAACATACGCATCCTCACGGAATTGCGGTCCAAATCGATCAAATCAGTGGCCGAAATCGGTCGACCAATCAACCTGAAGCAGTCCATATTGCGCATCTCCGTGTGGAGGGCCTTCTGGAAAGCTTTCGAGAGATAATAGGGGGCCGCGGGTCCCTTGGAAATGACGCGAACCTTAAGAGGCTCGATCACACCCTGGATCATACACGGCAACCTGACCTGCTCACTCACCTTCTGGCCGAGGCGTCCCATAAGCGCGATCTCATCATCGCCGACCCTCGAGAGGAATCGGTCGACTTCTTCGGGCTCGTAGAACGTCACGACCACGTTGAAGCGCAGCACGCCGTCGATCACGACGCGCGGAAACCACTTCATGTCACGCAGGACATAGCCCGAAGGCATCATCTGTCCACCATCGAAGACCCTCGCCAGGTATCCCCGCTGTCCACCGTCCTTTACGGTGGCCTCGTAACAGGCCGAAGTCGAGGCACAATGCGCATCACTGCGATCAGGCAGTGGCGCGTCGCGCCCCGACTCCAAAGTCACGCAACTTTGCGTGACCCCTTCCAACCGGGTCTTGAGGGTCGAGAGCACGGGCTCCAACTCACTCATGATCAACTCAAAGGTAGAGTCATCGATCGGATCAGGCGCCGCCATTTGGCGCCTGTGCTTTTCGTACGTATACTTTACATAGCCCTCCGAGACGGGCGCGCAAGCGCGCTTCGCCTGATAGAAGGACCACCACAAGTGTGTATTCTTCGCACAAAACAACATCCTAGATCGCATCCAGCGACGGACCTTTCCACTCCAGACAAAACACAAGTCAGGAGACGGAGGGGCCTCGTTGCCGAGGTAGCGAGCCATGGGGGCGCAGAGCAAATACTTTGCCCGCGCCACGAACGTCATCTCATCGTCACACGTGAGGTACGTACGGACCTGCTTCTCAAAGAGAGTAAGCAGGACTTGGGGGATCGAGTGGTGGGTCAGAACAAGTCTGACGCCACCCCAAAGACCATCGACCGCGGTCGCAAGCACCCAGTGCTTTGCGTTCATAGAGTCGACCCGGTGGTGAAAGTTGTCGAGTGCCAAAGCATCGATTTCCGAACACCACTCAGGCCAATCATACGACCACGGGTCGTTGAGGGCCAAGGACGATGGTGCGCTTACCTCTTGCGCACCACCGTCTGCCTTTTCGCCGGCAGCAACGAGTCGTTCCACACGACCAATTTGCTTCCTGCAATCTGAAATATCACTGGGATTCATCTCAGGGTTGC